GTCCGTCGATTATAGATACTTTAGTATCTTTATCTAAAGCTAGCTTTATAAAAGACTTATGTGTATTGTTAAGTTCAAACTCTTGATTAATTTCAAAACTCGTAAAATAATTTTTCTGAATTTTGTCCTCTATGTTTGTGTCCCTTGAAGCTTTTTGCTTCTTAGGTTCACGTTTTGTTCTTGCCATAACGTGTAATTATTTAGTATTTTTTCTGTTGTTATCGTTTAATAATATTGTTGTATATTTAAGAGCTATATAGATTAAATACATTATAATCAGTTGATATATTTTTGTATTATTATATAATACAGTAATGAATGTAGAGCTTGTATCTTATACCCAACCTGTTAAGAGATTAGTAGATAAAGGAATTAATAATGCGGATGATCTCGTAGCATATATTGCCCGGGTTTCTAATCCAAGTAATCAGTTTAACACCCTTACAGCTCCTAAACTTATTAAATACTTAACTAAACATAGACATTGGTCTCCCTTCGAGATGACTGATATGTGTGTAGAGATCAAGACTTCAAGAGCAATTGCAGCACAGATATTAAGACATAGATCATTCTCGTTTCAAGAGTTCAGTCAACGGTATAGTAATGTTAATACGTTTGAAGATATTGAATGGCGACTACAAGGTAAAACTAATAGACAAGTTGGGGATGAGTCTGTTGAGATAGATAAACAGCTAGAAAGTTCAATTAGTTTACATCTTGACAATAGCTTATTGTTGTATGATGAATTACTCGCGCAGGGGGTAGCTAAAGAATGTGCTCGTAATATATTACCACTAACTACTGAGACTACTATGTATATGAAAGGTTCTTTTAGATCTTGGATTCATTATATCGATTTAAGAACTTGTGAAGATACTCAAAAAGAGCATAGAGATATTGCATTGAAATGTAAGGAAATATTTGTAAATACTTTTCCTAAGACCGGTGAAGCCCTACAGTGGGGATGAAGGTTGTTTTATATTATAATGAAAATTCTAATTAGTTGTCTTAGCTTTAGGAATTATACTGGTTCTGAATTATATTTTTACGAACTCGCGACTGAGTTAACTAATCAAGGTCACGAGATACATATATATTCTCGTTTTACTGATACCCCATTAACGACTAAATGCAAAAATATAATCTTCGATACAAAAGAAACTTTATTAACTCAAACTTTCGATAAAGTTATATTTTCTCATGGTACTGTTTTGTGGGATGATATAAAAGATATTAAAACCCAAGAATTTGTTAATGTTTTACATTCTGAAGTGCTAGATTTAGAAAAGCCTATTATCGATAATAAGATTAGTAGGTATGTAGGTATAAGACCCTCTATTATTGAATCAGTTAATGTAAAGTGTGATTTAATTTATAATCCGTTTGACTTTAATAGATTTAACCCGCAAGATTGTCTAAAAAGTAAAGATATCAAGGAAAAAATAGTTTTATTTCCCGGTAGTATTGATTATTTGAGATATAAACCAGTACAGTATCTGTTAAATTTATCCACCAAACAAAAATTCAAAGTTCTACATGTAGGTCGCATGGACTATAATATCACACACCCTAATTTTATTTCTAAAGAACCAGTATGGGAGATAGAGAAATACTACAAGCAGTGTGATATTGTGTCAGGTATATTTTTAGGTCGTACTTCTATAGAAGGTTTACTTGCAGGTAAACAGGTGTTCCAGTTTGATGTTGATAAGAATGGAGACATTAAAAAGGTGTATTGGCATAAAGAAGACAACTTAAATAAGTTTAATAGACATACAGTAGTAAATCAGTTTATAACCACACAAAAATTTAGTTGACTTTAGATTTTTATATCTTAAAATAAAATAATGTTAAATCTAGAGGGTATAGAAAATAAATTTAAAGATGTTTATAGCAGTGAATCATTTGAGCAGATTCAGACTCTTTTTAATGAGCGACAAAACATTGTTGTACTGGGTAACGGTGGTAATTACGCAGTAGCTCAACACGGAGCCGCTGATTGTTCAAGATTAACAACTAAAAATGTTATTAGTCTCGATAGCCCTACATATCTTACATCAATAGCTAATGATAATGGATATGAACAATTATTTGTTAAATGGTTGGAGACATTATATAATAAAAAAATAATTAATAAGGATAATTCCTTTATTATTGGTTTATCATCTACAGGTACATCAAAAAACATATGCTCAGCACTTAATTGGTCAGTCAAAAATAAAATACCATGTAGTATTATTACAGGTCAACCTTCAGTTAATTTGAGACATGCGGATAGACCCCCGTTTGATAAAGATGTTATTGAATGTATTCTTGAAACTGAACATTTTCATACTGCAGAAATATTAAGTTTAATACTTTTTTACCAGTTAGTAGAGGGCGCTGGTGAATGCTGCCCGTTAATTGACGAAGAAAAGGCTCGTCGTGCTGAATTAAATTGTAATTTTGATAATTTAAATCCGTATATTGAAGAATAAGATATGACTGATCTCATCCAAATTTCTACCTTTTCTGAATTTGTATTAAACTATTTCGACCAGGTATATGTTATAAATTTAGATAGTAGACCTGACCGGATGCAACAAGTTAATGAACTTTTATCTCAATATAAAATTAACTATAAACGAATATCTGGTATTTTTTTAAAAGATAAGTATATAGATGTAATTAATAATAAAACTAATACATCGAGTCTCGGTATCTTGGGTTGTATATTAAGCCATGTTAAATGTTGTCAAGACGCGCTAGATAATAACTATAATAGAATTCTAGTATTAGAGGATGATATTACGTTTATAGAGAATCACATTAATATTATTAATTTTCAGAAACTATATAATGAAATACAAACTATAGATTGGAATATATTCTATTTAGGCGCTACATTTAATAGTAAACTAATTCCATTAACCCCTCACATAGATAAACCCTCTGGTGAGGTCTGGGCTACTCAAAGTATAGGATATAATAAAAATACTATAATGGAAATTACCAGTAAGATACCTAGTGACCCAGATTATTATATGGTACAAAATAGACTCGAAGGTTTATTCCCTATAGATGTTATATATGATCGGAGTTTCAAAAAAAATCGGGTTGTTGTTAACCCTATTGTATGCGTACAAAATACATCCGCTAGTGATATAGTACCAGCAGAATTAATGATGAATAATACTGAATACCAACTAAGTAGGTGGCGTCAGAATAAATCTATATGAATAAATCTAAATGGTATGGGGACTTAAAAGATAATATTATTAATATTAAACACACTGACTCTGTTATTAAATGGAGTTCTGCATCTCCTTCCCCTGAAGCGCACTTCCAAGACCCGAGAATGAAAGCGTTAAACATTACTTCATATGAGGATTTTAAACGCAATGAAGATTTAGCGAAGTTAATAGAGGGTAAAACTATTGCTTATGTATGTTCATCTCCTCATGTAAAGGACCAGGGGACTGTTATTGATTCTTTTGATTTAGTAGCTCGAGTCAACCAGAACTTCCCGTTACCTAAAGAATTATATAAAGATAGAGGTAGCCGTATAGATATACAAGTTAATTGTTGTAATAGACCAAAGCGTAGAGCAATGACAGATAATATAAATTTTATAAAAACAATGAAATTTATATTATGTCCCATGGTAACTGTATGGGAGCTGGGAGAGACAGATGATTTTCTTAAAAATACTAATGTACCATACGAAAATATATCTGATGGTTATTTATTTAAAATTTTTAAAGAGATAGGAACTATATGTAATACTGGTTTATTAGGTATAATAGCTTTACTTAACTACGATATAAAACTATATGTTACTGGTATGACGTTTTTTAATATGAACAATTTTGGTAGTATATATTATGATCAATATCACGATCACCAATCCTCTTATGGTCAATTCAGTCAAACCTCGCAAAAGCACCCTATACCCTCGGAATTGAGAATGGATATTCATAATAATTTATATCAAATAGAATTTTTTAAGAAAATTGTTAAAGAACACTACCCTCATAAACTATTATTAGATAATTATTTGATAGAAAACTTTGTAGATAAATAATATGAAAAGAAATATTTGTATGATACCAGCTCGTGCTGGTAGTAAACGAATTAAAAATAAAAATATTCGCGAATTAAACGGAAAGCCGTTAATTGGTTATGTAATAGAGGCTTGTATTAAGGCTAATTGTTTTGATGAGATTTATGTAAACTCTGAATCAGAATTAATTGGAGAGATTGCAAGTTCTTATAATATAAATTATTATAAAAGGCCTTCTTCTTTATCTACCGATAAATCTACTAACGATGAATTCGTCTTAGATTTTATCGAAAAAAATAATTTAGAAGATTGTAATATTATTCAAATACTACCTACTTCACCATTTTTGACATCTATAGAAATTACAGAATTTGTTAGAGCATTTACTACATGCCATAAAAATGATATATCATATACGACGTTAGTATCTGTTGTAGAAAACAAAATTGAGTGTCTATATCAAAATGACCCTATAAATTTTGATCGCTTGCAGCCTACCCAACCATCTCAACAACTAAATTCAATATTATCATATGCATGCGCTTTAATGGCGTGGTCTGCGGATAACTATTTGCATAATATTAAAGTTTTTAGTAGTGGTTATCATGGAGGAGACCCTAAAGACAGTAAAACATCTATTGGTACTTATAAATTGACAGGATTATCGTGTATTGATATAGACAATGAATCTGATTTCCAGCTTGCAGAGGCTATTATGAGAAGTAACCATAATACAAATCAATTTAAACCCAAGTATTATAAATCTCAAGATAAAGAACGAATCGAAGATGACGTACCTAGTATTTTAGTTAAAGATGGGGTACCTAATAATGACTTACATGATTGTAATAAAGATGTTGTTAAAATTAACGACATTCTCGACTCAAAAAAAGAATTTAAATCATGGAGTAAGAGGATTATAAACACAGATAGTAATAGTGCTACTTTAATACAGCAACTACCTGGGGAAGGTAATAGAAGACATTATCATCCTAACTGGAATGAGTGGTGGTATATTGTCGATGGTCAGTGGGAGTGGGAAGTAGAGGGGGAAATAAAAGTAGTAAATAAGGGAGACATTGTTTTAATTGAGAAAAATAAGAGACATAAAATAACCGCTATAGGAGATAAACCCGCTATCCGTTTAGCAGTAAGTAGAGAAGATGTTCCACATATATATGAAAATTAATTTTAAAAATAAAAATATTCTCATTACTGGTGGCTCTAGAGGTATAGGTAAAGAACTTGTCAATACATTTACAGATTTAGAAGGTAATATCACATACACATCTACTAAAGATTTAAATTTTAACAATCAGTCTTCAGTCAATATCTTTTTAAATAAAATTAAAAATACTACCTTTGATATTTGTATTAACAATGCTGGTATTAATACAAATAATAATTTTTGTGATATTAAAGATGAAGATTGGAATAGTATAATTAACGTCAATTTAACTGGGTGTTATAAGATATGTAAAGCTGTATCTAGAAATATGATAAATAAGAGATTCGGTAAAATTGTAAATATATCTTCTATTTGGGGTAATGTTTCTAAACAAGGAAGAGCAGCGTATTCTGCTAGTAAGTTTGGAGTTAAAGGTCTTACGTTAGGCATGGCGTCTGAGTTAGCGCAATATAATATATTAGTTAATAGTGTGTCACCAGGGGTCACTATGACTGAGCTAACGGAAAAAACATTAGGAATAGAAGGTATGAATAAAATTAAAAAAGAAATACCGCTAAATCGTTTAGCAACAACTAAAGAGATAGCAAACGCTATAATATTCCTATGCAGTGATTTAAATACATATATATCTGGCCAAGATTTAATAGTAGATGGGGGTTTTTGTGCTACATGAAAATAAAGTCTTATAGAGGTAAATATGAAGTAGTATTTAAACAAAATATAAAAGATACTATTACACCCGATGAAAAAAGCTTTTTCATCGTAGATAGAGAGGTTGAAAAATATAATCCTGATCTCTTTAAAGATGCAAAAAATGTAATATTTATTACCGCAGAAGAGTGTAATAAAGATTTAGAGTATTCCTCTTCTATTATAAGCTCTTTAATAGAAAAAAATATAAAAAAGAACTGTGTATTGATAGCAGTCGGTGGTGGTATAACTCAAGATATAACTTGTTTTATTGCTTCTACTCTATTTAGAGGTATAAGTTGGTATTTCGTACCAACTACTTTATTATCTCAAGCAGATAGTTGTATAGGTAGTAAGAGTTCTATTAACTTCAAAGGTATAAAAAATTTATTAGGTAATTTTTATCCACCTAAAAAAATATTTTGCTGTTCAGATTTCTTAAAATCCCTACCTATTCAACAAATTAAATCTGGTCTAGGGGAAATATTACATTTTTTGTTTATAGGTAATAGTAAATTATTACATACTTTTGTTTCTGACTATGATAACTTGTTAGAGTTAAGTCCTACTATCGATAACTATATTGAAGAGTGCCTATCTATTAAAAAGAAAACTATAGAAAAAGATGAGTTCGATACTGGTGTACGTCAAATTAATAACTTCGGTCATACATTTGGTCACGCATTAGAAACAGCGACTGATTATAATTTATCTCACGGTCAAGCTGTTACCATGGGTATGTCTATAGCTAATTTTATATCTTTAAATCTAGAGTTTATAGATTCTACTACATATAATTTTAATCAAAATATTATAAATGTTAATCTACCAGAAGTTATTCTTACAAAAGAACAAAAAACTTTATTTTTTGCTGCTCTTAAAAAAGATAAGAAAAATATTAATAATAGTTTAGTATGTATTTTACAAAAAAAGGATAATAAGATTTTTTGGAGATCAAATGCTACTTCATTTAACATACATACATTAGAAAATTTTATAAAGGTAGAGGAAATTATTAATATATACTTTAAAAATAATGAAACCAGTATTTGATATAGATTTAAATTATAATTTAAGTAAAAATTCTTTTATATATGATAATAAATCTAAAGAATATTTCTTAGATTTGTTTTGTATGTTTTCCTCTTTACCATTAGGGTATAATCACCCTATTTTTGATAGAGAGTTTGAACGAGATATTATTACTATAGGTAAAATTAAAACATCTAATAAAGCGTTTAAAACTGAAGTATATAATCGTTTTGATAATTCTTTCAAAGAATGGATTACTGATTTCCACAATACTCATTATTGTTCTACAGGAGCTCTTGCAGTTGAAGCAGCATGTAAATGCGCATATTTCCATAACCCAGGAAAAAAACGAATACTTACATTCAAAAAGTCTTTTCACGGTATATATGGCTTTACAACATTTCTTACAGACAAATTTTCTACTACAGAATCAAGATTAAATTATTTACCATCAAACATACTATCAAATAATTACTGTTTAGAGGAGGACTCTTTAAACTTTTTATTAAAAAACCCCACACATGCAAAAGACATGATACCAGATGTTGCTGGTATATTAGTAGAGCCAATTAAATGTACATATGGAGATGAATTTTGGGATAAAAAGGATATTATGTCTCTACGGTTGTTAGCAGATACTCTTAATATACCTTTAATCTTTGATGAAATACAAGTAGGCTTTGGAGCAACAGGTAAACAATGGTATTATAAGCACCTGGATATAATACCAGATATACTAATATATGGTAAGCGAACTCAAATTTCTGGTATCGCAACATCTAAAAAGTATAGCATGCCTAATATGTCTGATACATTAGGTTGCACCTGGGATGGAGATATAGTAGATATGCTTAGATGTGTGTATATAATGAACGCATTTAAAGAATATAATATATTAGATAATGTTAATAACTCAGCTAATGTTATTAAACAAGGATTAAAGAATAATAGTAATTTTCTCTTTGAAAATGAAGGGTTAATTATGTCTGCTAAATTCGAAACGACAGGGAATAGGGATAAATTTTATAATTATTTGTTTAGCAATAAAATTTTATCTAACCCTACAGGAGAAAGGTGTATTCGTTTTAGACCAAGCTTGGGTATTAGTGAGACTGAAATAATTATGTTTATAGAGATAGTCAATAAATATGAATCATAGAGAAGGGGTAGAACTATCACGAGGGAAGACAGCATTTGTTATAGGTACAGGTCCTAGTTTGAGAGATATAGATGTATCTTTACTCAAAGACCATACTACTATAACGTTTAATCGAGCTTATATAGCATTTGAAGATTGGGGTTTCGACCCCACGTATTATCTTGCGATTGACAGTAATGATATTAGATCAATTTATAAAGATATTAATAATTTAATACTTAATAGTAATATAGAAAAATTCTTTTTCACAGATACACTCAATAATGAATATTATACTCATAAAGATTCTTATCAAGACGGTGATATAGTGTCAAGTGACGAAATGCTTGTTGGTAGTGAGAAGGTATATTATCTCTGGCCAGATCTTCAAGCTTTGAATGACCCTGAAGCATACGCAGCGTTTCTACGTATACGATATAATAACCTTTATCCTAATAAGGAATTGATACCCCACGATAAAGCATATTTTCCGGTGTTTGTCAATGATCATTGGTCTAGTAGTACAGGAGGAGCTAATGCTGGATTTTGCGGTATTAAGGTTTTAGCTGCGCTTGGTTATAGTAGGATTGCCTTTGTTGGGTGTGATTGTCGGTATCAAGACGATAAACAAAGTAATATAGATATAACTACACGTACTGGAGCTGTGGGAGAAGAATACACATCACACGCAGATACAGATATAAATCATTTCAGTCCGAAATATTTCGGAAAAGGCATTCATTTCGGAAAACCCAATGAACCAGATATATTAAATATTTGGCGACTTGGCGCTGAGATACTTAAAAGAACTGGTATACAGGTGATTTCTTGCACCAAAAACTCTAAAGCTAATGAATGGTATGATTATATACCTTTTGAAGATTTTATTAAAACCATATGATAACGTTTAGACAATTAGGTAGATTTGGTAATTTAGGTAATACTCTATTCCAGTACTCTACTCTACTAGGAGTGAGCTATAAAACTGGTTACGATGTTTTAATACCGAAACATGATACATACTATGAGCCTAGTTATGAGAATTATAATTATTCTATATTTGACGGCTTTGATATAACTACCCCTATTTTTAAAACAGATACAACAAAATATAATTTTGAATATAATGGTATGGATTATAGATCTGATATTTTTCAAATATCAGATAATACTAATTTGCACGGGTATTTTCAAAGTGAAAGATATTTTAGTTTTTGTAGATCTTTAATTTTAGATAATCTTAAGTTTAAAGAAGATATAATTAACAAAAGCGATATCTTTTTTAAGAATTTAAATATAGACCCAGGAGAAACGACCTCTATACATGTAAGGAGAGGGGATTACCTTAAAAAAACTCAACATCACCCCATACAACCATCTGATTATTATAAAGAAGCAATTAAGCACACTAAAAATAAAAACTACTTGTTTTTCTCAGATGATATTGTATGGTGTAAATCAACATATAAAGATAATAAAAACGTTTATTTTAGTGAAAATAATAACCCGTTCATAGATTTATACTCAATGTCAAAATGTAAGGATAATATTATAGTTAATAGTAGTTTCAGCTGGTGGGGAGCATGGATGAACTCTCATCCAGATAAGAAAGTTGTAGCACCTAGTAAGTGGTTTGGGGCGGCTTATAGTCATTATACCGCAAAAGATATAATACCTCAAAGTTGGATGGTTTTATGAAAATTAATTTAGTAGATTCTACATTTTCCCATTGCGAAGTCAGTAGTAACCCTCTGCCTATTATTAATAAGGCAAAGCATATACAATGGCTGAGAAGAGACTCAATAAACGAAACTGTTATCTATACTGATAGTAATATACCATTAGCGGTATCTAGTAAATCTATAGCTTGGTTGATAGAACCAGAAGAAATTAAATCTGCAGGGTATAGTTTTGTAAGGAAAAATTACAAGAAGTTTAAATCTGTATGGACATATGACCGAGAACTTCTCAATACGATTCCTAACGCAACATTTTACCCGTTTGGTGGTTGTTGGATTGAGAATAATGATAGAGCAATCCATAAAAAAACTAAAACATTTTCTATAATATCTTCAAACAAAAAACAAACTATAGGGCATAAACTAAGACATCAAATAATTTCAAAATCTAACAATAAAATTGATGTATTTGGGGCGGGTTATGAACCTATAGAAAATAAAATACAAGGATTACGGGATTATAGATATCACTTTGTTATTGAGAATGTAAGAAAGGACTATTGGTTTACAGAAAAATTAATAGACTCGTTTATTACAGGTACTATACCTATATACTGGGGGTGTCCTTCTATTGGAGATTTTTTCAATACAGATGGTATGGTTATTTTTAATGATTTAATTGAATTGCAGGAGAAATTAAAAAAATGTACAGATAGTTTTTATAACGATAGGCTTGACATTATAAAAGAGAATTTTAATTTAGCTAGAAAATATACTCTTGCAGAGGATTGGATTTATAGTAATATATTAAATAATGATTAATTTAGTTAGTGATACAATAGATAGGGCAGATATTAATAATTTAATCGAATGGCTCAATCAAGAGCCCATACCAAGATTAACTAAAGGACATCTGACAAAGGAATTAGAAGATGCCTGGGCAAAAAAAATAGGTACTAATTATAGCGTGTATGTTAATTCTGGTTCTTCTGCGTTACTACTAACACTAGCAGCTCTAAAATACTTTGAAATTGAGAATGGACCATCCTCGTATAATTTTTTAAAAAACAATAAAATAGTTATTCCAAATTTAAGCTGGGCAACAGATGTTTCGTCTCCACATTTATTGGGGTATGATGTATCTTTAGTTGATTGTAATTTAGATGATTTAAGCGTTGATATAGAATCATTAGAGAGAATATTTATACAAGAAACACCTGCTGCGCTTATGCTAGTATCTGTTTTAGGTTTTGTACCAAAAATGGATGTAATAATCGATCTATGTAATAAATATAATGTTATATTACTTGAAGATGTTTGTGAGTCAATGGGTTCGGAATATAACAATCGCAAATTAGGGTCGTTTGGTTTAGCTTCATGTTTTTCTCTATACTTCGGTCATCATCTATCTACTATAGAAGGTGGTTTTATTAATACCGATAATAAGGATTTTTATAATTTATTATTAAGCATGCGAAGTCATGGATGGGATAGAGACTGTGATAAGGATGTACAAACTTTATGGAGAGATAAGTATAATGTAGATGACTTCTCGAGTTTATATACATTTTTTTACCCGGGCTTCAATGTACGTAGTACTGACTTGCAAGCATTTATAGGTTTACGTCAAATAAATAAATTAGATAATTATAAAATAAAAAGAAACACGAATTATAAATTATATAAAAAATATATTACAAATAATAAACTAAATTTAGAAGAAAGAACGAATGACTTTATATCTAACTTCACATATCCTGTGATTGCGGAAAACAGAAGTAGTATTGTTTCTGAATTACAAAAAAATAACGTAGAGGTTAGACCATTAATAGCAGGAGCAATGCATAAAAACCCTTTTATTAAGAAATACATTACTAGAGAACACAATAAGAGTTTCCCTAATTGCGAGCTTGTGGATACTCAGGGGTTCTATATACCTAATCATCAAGATATTTCGGAAGAAGACATAAAATTTATAGCAAATATAGTAAATGAATAAGGGTACTTGCATCGATATAGCTGGTGTTTAAATATTACTGTAGCAATTAATAATGAAAACCACAGACGACTTCAACTGGGATACATATACAACAGAATACGAGAGACAAGTAACTAAAGAATTAGAAATAGAAGATAAATTAGATCTTATAATTAAAGATTTTACTACTGATTCTAATAATATATATTTTGAAGATAACTTACACCCAAATTGGAAGGAGCTATATTATCATGTCTTTAAATTAAAACCAAACTCGATTTTTGAGTGTGGCTGTGGTTGTGCGCATCATTTAATTAATATATCTAAAATATTACCACATGCTGATATATCAGGTTGTGATTATAGTCAATCTCAAATAAACTTAGGCTATAAGTATTATAATTTAGATAAATATGAATTTAACAAGACATTATTCGTACAGGATTTAACTAAAAATATCGATACAACAAAAAAATATGAATTTGTATATACTCAAGCAGTAATGTTGCATTTATCATATGAACGCGCTAAGCTCTTTTTATCTAATATGGCTAAACTTTCTAGTAGATATATTTTCTTTATAGAAAATTTTTCTCAGCATAATTTCTATAATATGGTAGAAGAGGTTATACCGGAATTTGAAATAATTAATAACAAAAGTAAATTCTTAGATAATAACTTTATGCTTTTAAAGAGAAAATGAAAAAGGCTTTAATTACAGGAATCTCTGGTCAAGATGGTTCATATTTATCTGAACTCTTATTAGAGAAAGGTTACGATGTATGGGGGTTGATAAGACGTAATTCCTCGTCATCTAATCAAACTTCACGAATTAATCATATTTTTGATAAAATAAATTTAAGATACGGTGATCTTACAGACCCGTTATCCTTGATTAATATTATTAAAGAAATTCAACCTGATGAAATATATAATTTAGCTGCACAATCTCATGTTAGAGTTAGTTTTGATAACCCTCACTACACAGCTTGTACTACGGGCTTAGGTACATTAAATTTGCTTGAAGCTGTAAGACAAATAAACCCGAGTATAAAAATATATCAAGCATCTTCTAGTGAGATGTTTGGTAATAATATAGATTCCGATGGGTATCAGAGAGAGTCTACTCCAATGTCACCTGTATCACCATATGGTTGCGCGAAAGTATTTTCATATAATATATGTAATAATTATAAAAATAGTTATAATATGTTTATTAGTAATGGTATTCTTTTTAATCATGAATCCCCGCGTAGAGGTATAACCTTTGTTACTAATAAAGTAGTTAAATGCGCAGTTGAAATTTATAAAGGAACACGGACTAATTTACCACTAGGTAATCTCAACGCAACTAGAGACTGGGGCCACGCAAAGGACTATGTAAAAGCTATGTGGATGATGTTACAGCAAGATACTCCAGATAATTTTGTATGTTCAACTGGCATTTCTCATTCTGTTGAAGATTTAGTACGTTATGTTTTCGGTAAACTTGATTTAGATTATAAAAAATATATTATTCAAGATAAACGATTTTTGAGACCAGAAGAGCTCAGAGATTTGAAGGGTGATTGTAGTAAACTAAAAAAAGCTACCTCTTGGGAACCTATATATAGTTTTGAGACAATGCTCGATGAAATGATTGAGTTTTGGAAAGAAACGATAATATGAGTATTTTAGTCACAGGTGGTACTAGTACTATTGGTAAACATTTAAAGGAATTTTTACCAGACGCTAAGTATGTATCCTCTTCGATGTTTGACTTAACGCGTCAAGAAGAAGTAGAAAGGATGTTTGCATATACAAACCCAACTATTGTTATACACTTAGCAGCAACAGTCGGGGGTATACAAGATAATATTAATTACCCGGATCGTTATTTAGAAGAAAACGTTCTTATGAATACGTTTGTTACTAGACAAGCAATGAAACAGAGAGTCAAGAGGTTTATCGGTATTCTAAGTACTTGTATTTACCCAGATAAATTATCAGCTGATCAGTATCCTATGACTGAAGAAATGCTTCACTTGGGCCCACCTGCTCCAACAAACTTTGGCTATGGTTACTCTAAAAGATTACTGGGTGTACAAATAGATACATATAGAAAACAATACAAAAATATAAAATACTCATATATTACTCCCTGTAATCTTTATAGCGAATATGATGACTTTCATAATGACAGTAAGGCTCATTTTGTTACTGCTTTATTACAAAAAATTAAAAATGCTGTTAATACAGGATCGAAAGAATTAAATTTATTCGGTACAGGTACTCCGTTAAGACAATTTATACATTCTAAAGATGTTGCAAGAATTATTAATAGGTGTATTACTTCTGATTTGTATGAAAACTTTAATGTCGCAGATAGCAGGTGTTTATCTATTCGAGAGTTAGCTGAAACAACATTAAGAGCTTTAGATATTGATCTAGAGTTAAAATTTGATACGTCTAAGCCAGATGGACAATATCGAAAAGATGTAAGTAATAAAAAATTATTAGAGTTTTTTCCTGACTTCAAATTTACTTCGTTTGAAGATGGTATTCGTTTGGTTTATAAAAATCTGGTTTTAAATGATACAAGCAAACTACGAAAAAAAGCTTGATATTACTAGATTAACTCATATACTCACTATATGATTGTAGAAGATATTAAATCTTACGATGGTAATCTGATTCATAACAGATTCGCTTATAAATACTTTGGTAAAAAAACTCTTCCAATAGGAAATATTATTGCTTTTCGTTCACCTATGTTCGTAGAAGCAGAAGGAATGATTGATAATGAAGACCTTATTAACAACGATTACATTTACTCTGACGATGCTATTAATTTTTGCTGGGAAATTCCTAATTTGTGTCCTCTCGGTGCTGTTGCTTTTCAAAGATTACTTAACACACAAATTGCGAACATTCTTTCAACCAATTATATCAAGAAACCTATTGAAGTAGATGGAGATGACTTGATTGTACATGCAGAGCATAACCAACATAACATTATACAACAAAAAGGTAAGTGTAGCGTTAGTATTACGTATGCAAAAGATAATGTAGCTATTGGTCATACAGGTATTAACATTGAAGCTGGTAAGAAAGCACCTGCGTTTGCTTTTAGTACTAAACTTAGAGATGAAGAAGCTCATGAATTTATGAAGAATATTATAGATGTATTCTACTCTATGGCAGATGATATGTTTATTGCTACTACAAAAGTTATTGTATGACGATATTTGACTTTCTTAATAATATTACTCATGAGAAGAGTAAGAAAGAATTAGATATATCTGACCAAACCTTATACAGTCCTTATATTATTAATCGCTTTTTATCTCAATACAATAAAGATGTTTGTTATATAATCAATCACACTATGAATAAACATTGCGATGGTAATTTAGATAAAGAGTTTCATTATAAATTTCTTACTAACGTCTTACCAAAGTTAAAAAAGAAGTTTATCAGATATATTAAAAAGAAAAAAGAAGATAAAAAACCTAATTTTGACAAATGTGCTTCCCTTCATGAAATTTCTAAGAGAGAAGTAGATTTGTATTTCAAAGAGTTTAACCTAAATACAAAGAAATATGAGTGAGTTTGAAAACGCTTTAGATAAATCCGGTATTGAGCTTACGGATTCCCAACGAGATGCATTTGATGTATCTGCAAAAAAGAGTCTTATTAACCTAGATACATATAGTAACGATACTTTTAGTCTATATGGTTATAAATTAAACAAAGTATTAGATGATATCTTACTAGTACAGTATGTTGATTTATCAGAAGATGGTAAGTCAGTAGTTCGTAATGGAATTCATATTCCATTAGCCCAAGTTCAAAAAACATGGAGACTCGCGCGCGTTATTTTAGTTGGTCCTTTATGTAAATACGCGCAAGTGGGGGATATTGTTTGTTTCCCAGATGATAAGGGCATTAAAGTAGATAACATTTCAATCAAGGGTATTGAAAATTCTGTTAGAGATTGTGTCTTCTTGAATGAAGAGAGAATATTCGGAGTATGTGAACCAGAAGAAGTAGATGAAAGTAAGTAGGTCTAATTTACTAGGAGAGTTGAATAGTAAAGTATGTGAGATTAGGTTTTTGAGACGTTCTCCTAAACCTAACTCACCGTCAACTAGGAGAATGATTTGCAGTAATAATCTAAATTTACTCAATAGTGTAAATGGTAGATCTACTCTAAATTTTAAACCTAGTAGTTCGAGTCCTCGATATAATACAGCTAATGAAAATACAATTATCACATGGGATGTTTTTATGCAAAGCTGGAGGACTATAAACTGTGATAGTGTTGACTTAATTAACTCATGGACAGAGGATGATTTCTGGGGTGTGTTTAACGAGAGTTTTGCCCCAATGTCATCCGATGGTAAAATAGCATTTATGAACTCATGATACAACTTGAACTTATAGAGAACAATCTCAAACAAATTTTACTTAAAACTGTAGACGTACAATTGCGTGGTAAATCAGTTATAAAAGATAAACTTGTTTTTTATGAGTTCAAAGATTTTAACTTCAAACTTATTTTTAATAATTCCAAGAAGTTTGAATTTCCTTATCCTTTCGATATTGAGTCTTCCGACTCAGAAATCCGTATGTCCTATCATAACAAGTTTGTTCATCATGATGACCCTATCCATAAGTTCAAAATGGTGAATTGTATGAAAAACTTGAAAAATAAGTTTTATAATTCTACGCTAGTGATTATAATATAATCATGCTGATAGATTATTTCCCCACAGGTTATAAACCTACTGATAAACAGAAATCTGCTTTTGACTTAATAGATGATAAGTTAAAATCTCCTAAGAAATTTCTTATTATACAAGCACCAACAGGTACTGGTAAGAGTTTTATTAGTAAGACAGTAGCTAATTTAGCGAGGAAACCATCTCAGAAGTTCAATGACTTAGTAGATAGCGGGGATATATACAAGACTGATATACAGGGTAACTATATCAATAGTGATTTAGTATATAGAGAAGAAACTCATGGTTGTTATTCTCTTACTATCACTAAAACTCTCCAAGACCAATATAAAACGCTTTTCGATGATACGCAGGTACTAAAAGGTAAGGGTAATTATACTTGCGCGATAGATGAGCAATTCGAAGTTGATACAGCTCCTTGTGTATATCTTCAAGATCAAAAGAAAAAATGTCTAGATAACAAATGTTGTTATTACTATAACGCGATTGATAATACTCTTAAAAATAATTTTAGTTGTTTAAGCTATAGTAAATTTTTATCTCTTCAAGACCACCTCAAAAGACGTCAATACTTAGTACTTGATGAAGCCTCTGAACTTGAATCAGAGTTAGTAAAGGAATTTACTTTTGTATTACCTCACAAAGACCTTAAAAAGAAAGGTATCTTATTTAAGTATCATAGCAATCGCAATAAGTTATATGAAAGTCTATTTAACTGTTATAGCGACTTAGGGGAATACCTTCAAAACGTTAAGAAACACATAAATAAAAAGAAGAATGATTTTAATTCTAGAAGTAAGCTTGTATTCGAGTACAAAAAATATTATAGAATCTATCTAGGACTTAAGACTCTTATAAAAACATATAGAGAGAGTAAGTATATAGTTGAGAAAGACGGTCTGGAAATAACATTTACTCCCTTGAAAGTTGATCTATTGAGTAAACATGTCTTTGATCATGCAGATAAAGTTATTTTAATGTCTGCTACTATTGTAGGTATTAAGAGCTTTGTTAAGAGTTTGGGTATAAGCAGTGATAATTATGACTATATTGACATTCCGAGTACATTCGACCCTAAGTTATCCCCTATATTAGTATTTAAAGATACGCCACTCAATGCAAAGAATCTAGTTCGTACGTTACCTAAGCTAGTTGATAGAGTAGAGTGGTTATTAGATAATCATAAAAACGAAAAGGGCATAATTCATACTCAGACTAATAATATTACAGAGTACATTAAGAACTTTATTGACCCGAAATATACTAATAGGTTATTATTTAGAGAGCCTGGGGTTAAAAACGAACATATACTCAAGCAGCATATGGAGTCTGATGAGCCTACTGTATTAGTTAGCCCGTCTATGTGCTACGGGGTTGATCTAAAGGATGAATTAGGTAGATTCCAAGTGATAATGAAATTGCCTTACATACCTTGGAATGATAAGAGAGCTCAATGTATAAGAGAAACAGATGAAAAATGGTATACACTACAAATGCTATCTAGCTTAATACAAGCATGCGGTCGTACTACGCGTGGAGATGTAGATCATAGTACTACTTATATCATGGATTCCAATTTCTTAAGAATAAGAGAGTTGTTTTATACTGAACTACCAGTATATTTTAGAAAACGATGCGAAAACGGTTGACCAATAGATAAATATTATTATTGAAGACACAATATTACGGTTTTGAAATTAAAGATATTATGAAGCAGTTTGTTTCTGCTTTTAATAGTATCATTATCAATAGATATAATAAATCTAGATCTGTTGAAGATAGTGTACAGGCTAATTTTGTATATGCTCCTAAAGAAAGAGTCATTCATGACTTAGTAAATAAGAGTCAGCATATAAAATTACCTGTTGTTTCTGTTTCTATGTCTAATATATCTAGAGATCCTGATAGAGTATTCAATAAGATACAGGGTTTCTATATTTCTAAAGCTCAAACCAGTACTACTGGTTCTTTTGATACAAATCACTTACCTACTCCACTGCCTGTTAATATAACTGTCAATATGGATATATTAGCTAGATTCCAAACAGACATGGATCAAATTTTAAGTAATTTTATTCCTTATAATAACCCATATATTGTTATAAGCTGGAAAGTACCTTCTTCACAACATTTAGTAGATGACTTAGAGATAAGATCTGAGGTTTTATGGTCTGGTGATATCTCGCTAGATTATCCAAAAGAGCTATCTGGTACGGTACCTTATAGAGTATCAGCAAATACGAGCTTTACAATTAAGGGATGGTTATTCAAGAAGAACATAGACAATAACGTTGCAAATATCTTTAATATTGATCAGACATTTGTACCAGTAAGTGGGTTTGAGTATGAGTAAGTTTATATTATATAATTCTAATTTAACTAATGTCACTAGTTTTAGTGGTAATTTTGATAATAGAGAACTCTCTGGGAGACCTCAATTCACAGGAGACTTTAGAACTACCCTTTTACAGAATTTTTCTGGTACTAAGACCTTCTCTGGTTATGGGTTTGACAGTATCACGAGTGTAATGCTAAGCTCTACAAACGATGTTAACTTGTTTGATGCTTCTTATACACTATCTAGTTACAATTTTTATAACGAACTCACTGCAGTAAGTACTAACTCAACACCATCAAATTCAATTTCAGCTAATTATCCTGAAATAAGTGGGTTTCCTATAACAACATATACAATAAATAACTATAATACTTTTAGTATCACGTTCCCTACGGTAACAGCCACAGGAACAGTTGATGTTATAGCTATTAACGCGGCAGGTTACGGTATATTTTCAGTAGATGTAACAGGGACAAGTGGTATAACAGTACAGTAATAATATGGACACAGGAAAAAATTCAACATTCGGTAGGAATCTACAACAGTTTATTTCAAATGCATTACCTTACAGGTCACCTGCTGCGATTATTGATGACGTGCAGTCACAGAACCCTAAATTTAAGGAGTTTTATAAATCTGGTAGTTTAAGACAAGATCTTTTATCAAAACACTCGATTGTAACTCCTAAAGTACCTGAGTCTGAACAACCAATTGGTAATTTTTTAGCTGATAGAGCTTATAACCAATTAATGTATGCCCATTTAGATGTAGATAAAGGTCGCCGACTCAGAGATTATAGAGTCATGGCTGCATTTGCTGAGGTATCAGATGCCCTAGATGAGATTTGTGATGATTTTCTCTGTGAAGATGAGATGGGTAATATTATTGATTTAAAATTCCGAGATGCCTTTGATTATGACCCATTAGTTGTAAAGCAGATTAACGAGGAGTTTAGGAAGTTCATTAATATATACGAACTCAAAGATAAAGGCTGGGAATACTTACGTTACTTGCTTATTGACGGGGAATTATATTTTGAAAACATTATACATAAAGATCATCCTGAAAGTGGTATTTTAGGAGTAGTAAATATTCCTACTCATATTATTGATCCTGTATATGATAGCTTTCAAAATATGTCTATTAAAGCTTTTCTTTTGCGTAAAATGAAGCATCATAAAGATGAAAGGGAAGCCCCCACAGCACATGTAAAGGATAAAGATTTTATACCTCTAGATAAGAATCAAATTACCTATATTAATTCAGGTACATGGAATGAAGATAAAACATTTAGAGTACCATTTATTGAAAACGCTAGAAGAGCGTATCGTCAACTAACAATGGTAGAGGATTCTATTATTATATATCGATTAGTTCGAGCTCCAGAGAGATTAGTATTTAATGTAGATGTGGGCAATATGAGCACACCTAAAGCAGAGTCTTACATGCGTAAGTTAATGCAAAATTACTGGTCTAAGAAAACATTTAACTTAGATGAAGATAAGAGAGTTAATACATTTAACCCCCAATCAATTCTTGATGCTTTTTGGTTTCCTAAAAGAGAAGGTAGTGAAGGCACTAATGTTACGACATTACCAGGTGGTCAGAATCTAGGGGAACTTCAAGACTTAGTTTATTTTGTTAAAAAATTATATAAAGCGTTAAAAGTCCCAACCAATAGAGCTGATATTGAAAGTACATACCAGGCTGACTCTACTGTATTAAGAGAGGAGCTTAAATTTGCTAATTTTATTGTTAGGTTACAAGCTAAATTTGCTGTTGGTTTAAAGAATGCTTTTGTTACTCATCTTAAGCTTAAAAAACTTTGGCAAAATTTTGAAATGAGAGAAAATTCGTTTGATCTTGAGTTCACCCCACCTAGAAATTATTATGAGTTACGTAGACAGCAAATACTTGATCTCAAATTGAATAACTTTAATAGTATAACTCAAAATGAATCTATATCTAAGGGTTATGCGCAAAAAACTTTCTTAGGATGGAATGACGAGCAGATAAAAGCTAATAGAGAGTGGCTACGCAAGGATGCTTCCTTGCAACATGAAATTGCAAGTATTCAAGAAGGTGGAAGTGATTGGAATGCAGGTGCTGGTGGAGGTACAGGGGAGACTGCTGGATCTGTTGATCAAGGAGAAGAGACTCCACCTGATTTCGGTCCATCTCCTGGGGATACAGGAGGAGATGAACAACCTGCCGATACTCCTGCGCCTACTCCACCACCAGAAGCCTAAATAATTATAATGGCACAGACAACTTGGACAGATAGTCTATTAAGCGCTGGTAGTATTTTCTATTCTACTAACCTAGCTAATAAGATTGGTAGCTACCAGGCATTGGCAGATAGGATATGCTATGATTTGGGCTTCCCTTTAGTTAATTTAGAGCTTCATGGACAGCAACTCTTTACTAATATTGCGCGATCTATAGAAATGTATAGTAAATTCGCTGGTTATACTGAAGAGTTTTTAGTTTTTGATAGTAACCTATACACTAGAGGAAAAGGCCTTGATGTAGAAAAACTACTTACCCGGACCCCTGAATTAACATCAACTTATAGTACCACTTTAAAAACAACAATTGCTACTACAAATACTGTAGCTACATTAACAAGTGCATCATTTAATACTAATTCTAACAACACGTTTGTACCTTTATTTAGTTTTGATGTATCTGATATTATAGTTGATCCATCTGAATATACGTTTACAGTGACGTTGGATGATACTAATACTCAGATAACTAAGTTATTATCAGTTGCTGTATCAGGAGCGAGTGAAGCATCTGTTACAAATACTGAATACGGTACTGTGTTTACTACTAGTACAGAGATTTTTGAATTAAGTACAACTGTATCTAGTAATCTTGTTACTATAGGTATTGTACCTTCTGCTACTAAGTCAGGTTCAGTAAATGCAAACAGAAATGCAACAACTATAACTGATGCATCTACTCAGATATTAACCTCATTTTCACCTGTAATTAATAACTTTGATGAATTAACTAAACAATACAGGAAAGTTATAGACGTTTATAGTTTTGATGAGTCAAGTAATTCAAGTCACCAGAATTTATTCACTATAGAGCAGTCATTAGCGCAACAAACATACTTTAGTTATGCGATGGGTAATTATGGCTTTGATTTAATTAGTTGGTATACCATGAAGCAATGGATGGAGACTCGTTCTAAGATGCTTGCGTTACAGAGAACTTTTAAATTCGATGAAAGGAGGCAGCATCTAGTGCTATACCCAGAACCAAAAGCTAATGAAACATTTTATGGTGTGTTTGGAGCGTACTTAGAGCAACCTATAGGTGATTTAATTAAAGAACCATGGGTATTTCAATATGCTCTAGCTTTAACTAAGATTACAATAGGTAGAATTCGTAGTAAATTCACGGGCACCCAGCTTTTTGGTGGCGGTACTCTAGATACTTCTTTATTACAAGAAGGTCTATCAGAGAAAAAAGAACTAGAGCAAATGCTACTCACTGGAACACCTGGCTTCGGTGATGCAGCGCCACCTAGTTTCTTTGTAGGATGATACATAAAAGGGGAGCATTTAAAAAGGGTATATATAGACCTAAGAATAAACATAAGTATATTGGTAGGTCGACTCCAGAATACCGTAGCTCGTGGGAGCTTCATTTCTTTCAATGGTGTGATCGTAACCCTAATGTCTTAGAGTGGGCCGCAGAGGCTGTTGTTATCCCGTATATTTCCCCTGTAGATAGTAAAGTACATAGATACTTTGTAGATAATATTTTAATACTCAAAGAGGGTAATAAAAACACAAAGTACCTTGTTGAGATAAAACCCTCCAAGCAAACGATTCCTCCTAAATCTACAGGTAGAAAGAAGAGAGAAACCCTATTGCACGAACAAATAACATATGAGGTTAATAAAGCAAAATGGGAAGCCGCGAACGCATGGTCTATTAAGAATGGGTATAAGTTTATTATATTAACAGAAAAAGAATTATTTCCTGAGAAAAAGTAGTCGATAAGTATAAATATTTATTAACGCGATGTCATTTAAACTATTAGTAGAAAAACCGGATCTTAGTGATTTCGAATATATTGTAGAAGAGAAGAACGCGAAAGAGCCTTCGAGGCTTTATATTCAGGGTCCATTTATGATGGCTTCTGAGAAAAATCGTAATAACAGAATCTACAATCTTGAAGAAATGGCTAAGGAAGTTGATCGTTACACCGAAGAAATGATCGACAAAAATCGAGCGATGGGGGAATTAAATCATCCCACAACAGCTGAGGTAGATCTCGAACGTGCTTGTCATATTATAACTGAGCTAACGCAAAAAGATAACATTTTTTATGGTAAATCAAAGGTATTAAATACACCTTGTGGTCAGATCGTAAAGAGCTTGGTTATGGATGGGGTTGAAGTTGGGGTTTCAAGTAGGGCATTAGGTCAAGTAGCAGAGAATTCTGATGGAGTCTCGTTAGTAAAAGATATGAAGCTAGTAGCTATTGATTGCGTTGCTGATCCTTCTTTTCCTAAAGCTTTCGTTAATGGTATTCTAGAATCTAAGCAATGGGTACTCGCAAATGACGGTAAATATGAAGAAATATACGATAAATTTCAAAACAGTATAAAAAATTTACCTAAAAAGGACTTAGATGGTTATCTCAAAGAGCAGATAATTAGTTTCATAAAAAACTTTTGAAGTATAATAAATAATTATGATGGACAGTAAACTTAAAGAGTCAATTAAGTCTTTTGTTAGTAACGTTTATAGTAAAAACTATAACGCAGCTAATGAAGATTTAAAAAAGACAGTAGAGTACAAGATCCAAGAGAGGATCAAAAAAGCATATAAGAAAGATTTATTTTAACGATGAGCAAGATAACAGACACATTAAAAGAGGCTGCTAAAGATGTTCTTACTGAGGAAACTCTTGAAGAGATTCAAAATACATTTAACGAACAGTTAGAATCTAAAGCAGATGAACGTTCGAAGATTGCAGTAGCCGCTGCTCTCAACGAACAAGACGAGAAGTATGCTGAGAAGCTAGAAGCATTACTTGAAGCTATTGATAAAGATCATTGCCGTAAACTTAAAAGAGTGGTTGAGTCTTTAGATAATGATAGAACTAATAAACTCAAGCGAGTTATTAAAAAATATCAGTCTGAGCTCAATACTGAAGCGGTTAAGCTAAGAGATGCAATCGTAGAGAGTGCTTCTGAATACTTAGATTCTTATATTGATGAAGCTTTACCTGTTTCTTCTATTCAAGAAGCTGTTGATAATAAGAAAGCCTTAGGTATTCTTGAAAACTTCCGTCAGACTTTAGGTGTTGATCTTGCTCTTGCAAATGAAACTATCAGAGAAGGTGTTGTTGATGGTAAGAAACAGTTAGATGAGTCTAATGAGCAGTTGAAAATTACTTCTCAGCAGCGTAATACCCTCGCAGAAGAGGTAGCTGAACTTAAAAAGACAATTTTCTTATCTGAAAAGACAAAAAACTTCGATGAAAAGAAGACTAATTTTATTACCAAAACATTCAAAGGTAAAGATTTAGACTTCATTCAAGAAAATTTTAAATATACGGTTAAAATGTTTGATAAAAAGCATACTGAAGCATTAGATATTCTTAAAGAAGATGCTATATCAAACTCTGAAATCAAAAACGAAGTCAAACAAGAATTGACAACCGAATCAACCGATGTTAAAAATCCTTACGTAAGTGAATTATCGAGGATTATGTAATTTTAACTTGTTGAGGTAATTTATTACCTGATCTCCAATGTAAAGGACCCTAACCAATAAAATATATTATATAAAATTATGAACGAAACACAAACACGACCAAATACTAATTATATTGACGGTAGTAGGGCTGAGCAATTGTTGGAGAAGTGGAGTCCAGTTTTGGACTATACCTCTAACAAGGTCAGCGCTATTCAAGATAGTCATACCCGTCTAAACACAGCCATGCTTTTGGAAAACCAAGAGCAATGGTGTATAGAAGAAGCCAATCAATCTGGTGCTGGAGGATCACTCGGCACTCCTGTTGGTAATACCGCACAAGGTGGTGGAGCATACAACACTACTGATACATATTCAACAGGTGATTCTCGTTTACCGAAAATCCTCATTCCAATGATCCGTAGGACATTCCCTGAGTTGATTACTAACGAAATCGTTGGTGTTCAGCCTATGTCTGGACCTGTTGGTTTGGCATTCGCCTTGCGTTATAAGTACTCTGCAGATGGTATTGCTGGTGGCGCTGCTTCAGCTCCTGGTACACCTGAGACTACACCTGTTTCTGGTGGCGTTGATGGAGAATTAGGTTACAACTTACTCGATACGAGATACTCAGGTAAAGGTGGTACTCATGTTGATTCTCTCTCTTGGACAAGTTCTGATGGTGGAGCAGGAGTTAACGGAGTAGCATTCGCTGATGAAGATAAAGGTTTAGCTGCAGCACTTGCTTCTTTTGAATTAGATGGTGCCTCTGCAATGCCCACAGTTGAGCTTAGCTTTGAGAAAACAGCTGTTGAAGCTGGTACTCGTAGATTAGGCGCTCGCTGGTCTGTTGAATTAGAGCAGGATCTTAAGAACATGAATGGTATTGACGTTGACTCTGAGTTAACCAATGCTATGTCTTATGAGATTCAAGCTGAGATTGATCGTGAAATGATCATCCGTATGATTCAGGCCTCTCTTGGTGGTACATCTGGTCAGCATTACTCAACATTCAACGTTGCATCTGCTGATGGTCGTTGGATGGCTGAGCGTAACCGTGCTGTCTATCAGAAGTTGATCATCGAAGCTAATAGAATGGCTGTACGTAACCGACGTGGCGCTGCTAACTTTATTGTTGCAACTCCTCGCGTCTGTTCTATTCTTGAGATGTTACCTGAGTTCAGCTGGATGCAAGTTGAAGGTAATGTTAATACAGCTCCTATTGGTGTTGCTAAAGTTGGTAACGTTGGTGGACGTTTTAATGTCTATCGCGATACTCGTACTGAAGCTCAGTATAACTTAACCGCAACAGATGATAATAAGGTTGAATATGCATTGCTTGGATACAAAGGACCAGAATACTATGATTCTGGTATTATCTACTGTCCTTATATCCCTGTTATGATTCAGCGTTCTATCGATCCTAACGGATTCTATCCAAAGGTTGGTCTCTTAACCCGTTACGGTGTTGTTGATCACTTATTTGGTGCTGAGAACTACTACCATGTAGTATTTATTACTGGTATGAATATTGCGACCGGTGCGAGTGAGCTCAAACCATACGCATAATCTAGTTAATACAGATTAGTAAATCAAAAAAGGCTCGCGAAAGCGAGCCTTTCCTTTTATATGAACAACTACTTCTTACTGTCTACCTGTTTTAGACCATGGTTCAGTCTCGTCCCACATTTTCTTCTCAATTAGATACTCATGAGAGCATCGCTGAGGATTAATATCCCAGCCACCTCGTCTTACATATAAGCAAGCAACTGATAACTCTGTAGGTTTATATCGTTCCCATAATCTACTATAAATAGTCTCACAAATCTCTTCATGGAAATGACATTCATCTCTAAATGATATAATATACTTCATTAGACTATCATGAGTAGGTACAGACTGACCTTTGATATAGATATAAACATCTCCCCAATCGGGTTGAGATGTAACCCTGCAGTTACTCTTTAGTAGTCTTGAAAATACTTTAAAGGGTTTTCCTGCTTGTGAGTCATTATCTTTAAGTAAATCAGGAGTTTCAGAGTATACATCTATATCTAATGTTTTAAATCTCTCTTCTAAGCACTCATACGATGAGTGATCGTCTAAGAAATCCATATCTCCGTATTCTAATTCAATAGGATTAAATAACTGTACTTTGACATCAGTTTCAAGTAATTCACTAAGATCTTTAGATGCTCTTTCTTTAATACTACTAAATACTTCGCAGATATCTTTACCTAATTTCTCCATATTGAAACTATTCCAGTAAAGCTTCATAGATTTAGACTCTACAATGTATTTACTATCACAAGGGTATACTACTTTCGCGACAAAGGCCGTAGGGAGACCTGAATCTAACAAGGCAGACACCTCAAATCCATTCCATACATCACATCCAAAGAATGGAAGCGCCTCATCTTTTATATTTAGATGTTTCCTATTGTTAATTCTAGGCTCTCTTACAAGAAGAGATGGGTCGTATGTAGATTTATACTGACTAGATTTACCTAGGTGCTTGCTAATTGCGCTATTATCTAATGTATCACTCATAGTTCTAAAATTT